TGTTTCGTATCCAAGCAAGTGTATCTGCATTAGATCTTACCGCAAACAGATATGCACAGTGGCTAGGATTTGAAAAAGAGGGTATTATGCGTAAGTACGGGCCGGATGGCACAGATTATATTCGTTATGCGAGGTTGATGTAATGTCAGACGCAGCAGCAGGGGCATCTGCACTAGCAGGGATAATGGGTTACAAGGGCAACATGGCTGCTGCCAAAAGCGCACAAGCTGTCGCTGACTACAATGCTGTGCTTGCTGAAAATGAAGCTGTGTTGCTTGCTAGGGCTAAACGAGATCAAGAAGAAGCATTAAGAAAACAGTCTGATCGTCTTGTAGGAACACAAAGGGTTATGACTGCAAAGTCTGGTGTAGAGATGTCAGGTAGCCCATTGCAAGCTCTCGCTGACACATATTTTAGCACAGAGATGGATGCGGCAATGATTCAATATGCTGGTGACATAGAACAAGTGCAAAAACAATCTGAAGCGGCATTAGCTAGGACTGAGGGCGGCGCAAGAGCATCCGCACTAAGATACCAAGCCTATGGCTCATTGCTGACAGGCGCATCACAATCAGCACAATTAATAGGTAATTAAATGCCAAAAATACCTTTATACAATCAAGGACAGGGCGGTACAGTAAGGACTGCTACAGGCGCACTTTCCCCTAGAGCAAACATAAGCGCATTTACTGCACCAGGTCAGGCACAAGCAGCGTTTATGCAAAAGGCTGGACAAGTAGCATTTCAATTTGGGCAAGAGCAAAAGCGAGTTGAAGAAAATAGAATTTACAGTGAATCTTTAAAAGAGTTTGATCAAAAGCAGTTTGATTTTATCACAAATAACAAGGACACAGACACAACTGTTTTTGATAAAAATTACGGCGTATTTGCTGATGATTTTCTTGCAAAGATAGGGACAAGAACAGACATAAATCAAAGGCAAAAAGACAGAATTATTCAAAAGCTCATGCCATCTGTAACAGCGGGTAAGATACAGGGTGCTAGAAATGTTTATGCTAGAGGCCAAGAACGTAGGCGTGTAGCAAACAATGAGGCTTTAGGAACAATATCAAATAAAATTTCTTTAGTTGCTGCCGGAACACCAGAAAGGGCGAGGCTACAACAAGAAGCATATAACATTATAGACACATCAATTGTTGATAATTTAGGGATTGATTACACCAAAGAAAGTTTTGATAGAGGTGTAAAAGCGACAGATTACGGCATACGGTCTAACAACATTTCTTCAGTTGCAGATGCAGAGGCATTAAAAAAAGAGATAGACACAGATACCGACCTTAGTTTTAAGGCAAGAGAACAGTTAAAAAGTCAAGTTAATCAGGACGAAACAAAGTATAGAGCCGATTTGTTACAGTCCGGTATAGAGTTTGTCCAAGCCTCTGAATACACGCTTCAAGAAGCACAAGCTGCACAAGAGGCACTTGACCAAGGTAAACCGTTTACATTCGGTGATAAGACGTTTGATCCAAAAGATTTAAAACCATCTCAGCGTGGACAGTTAGCCAATGTGTTGACAGGCGAATCAAAAGATCTTGAGGATCTCGCCACACAAAACATTGCTAATAGTTTGGCTGAGTCAGATAACCCTTTTCAAGCATCTGTTGATTTGTTTAAAGCTGAAAACAGGGCAGGGCTACCACAAACTGATGAACAGCTTGAAGGCACTATTTTAAGCGTTGCCCAAGATATATCTGAATCTGTTGAGGCGGCTGTGGCTAGTGGCGATATATCATCTGTTCAAAATCTTGCTGACAACATCAGTATGGCGAGAGACATGATTAACCATGATTATCGTGGTCAGGGCAGTCTTTTGCAGCGTCAAGGCACAATGGGAAACACAGCAAACTCAATACAGCAAAAGTTAGCTAGAGCAGAAAAAGATCTATACAAAGCCGTTAACAACCAAAACCTTATAAAAGGTGGTCAGTTAGCCATGAGCCAATATAACTTTATGGCTTATGCTAATGCTGCTGGTCTTACAGACAAACAACAAAATCAAGTTGTCGAATCAACAATGCAATCAATCGCTGGCGAAGGTTTGTTTAATGACGCACAGATAAATGCGTTGGCAAGAAATAATCAAACCTATGACTTGTTTAAAGAAACACTGTCGTTGGGTGCGGCAAATCTTAGAAACCCAGACGTTGATGTCGCAACAGATCCCTATGTGCAATCTGCTTATGAGCTATACAAGCGGATGGATTTGCGAGAACAGCTTAAATTAAATCATACAAATTCAGAAGTAAGGCGTGTATTTGATTCGATGCAAGTCCTTGAAAAGTCTTTAGGATTTGAGGGTGCTGTTGACGTAATTCGTATGCAAAGAGACATGAGTGATGGCGATCTTAATCTCAGATACAAAGAAGTGCAAAAGAAAGTTGAGGAAGTTATTGATGATAAATCTCTGACTTACTCATGGTATGATTATATACCTTTTATGGGTAAAGATGCTGAATTTGTCCCCACCAACATAACTAATATTAAAAATGATATATCTAATTTAACCAAAGAATATATTAGAACTGGTCTTGGCCCAGATAAGGCGTTAGAAAAAGCGGCAACAGAGTGGGGTGCAACTCACGAAAGAATACGAAATATAGTTGTGCCAAAAACAAAAGACTTGCCAACAAACATTGAAGAGTTGGCAACCACAGCAATTATGCACATTACCAATACTGATATACCAGAAGGTGCGATGGGCGGCACTTATGCAAGCAGAGATGCTGCTCTGCAAGCTGGGGTCATACCATCAGCAGATCAAACTTTGGTTAGGTACTTAGCCAATAATGACATTGATATCAATGAACTATCTATATTCCCCATAGAGGGGTCTTCCCAGCAGTGGATGCTTGTTGATAATGGGCTTACCCCACTAAACGGGGACAACGGCAAAGTTATAACTTTTAGCCTTGATGAGTTAGAGTTAATTTTTGACGCTGATCAAGCGAGACAAAAAGAAGAGGCACGGCAACAAACAAACTTTACCATCAAGCTAGAGAATGACTTTGCTCTTGGCACTGGGCAGTTTGAAGGTCTTACCTATCAACAAAAAGTAACAAAGAAAGAACAGTTAGAAGGTGTGCCAACATTTACTATTGGCCCAGATTTGCCAGCGTTCTTTGAGCGTTTGAAAAGAGAGCGAGGCGAAGAAGCAGAAGAGGTTCTTGCACCGTAATGGCAGAGGACATAACACAAATCCCTTCAGCAGAAGAAGAGCAAAGCCGTCTTGCACGGGCTTTAGAACGTCAGTCTGAACTGGATTTGTTGGCTAGAGAATCTCAGTTTCGCAGGGCTGATGATGGCACTGTGCCACAGCCAGAAATACTGCAACCTTCTGAACCCCTTACCTTTGCTGAGATAAATCAGGCAGAAGCTGCCGTCAAAAGAAAGCAAGAAGCAGTTTCTTTTACAGATGCCGTAGGTGCGGCAGTTGATGAAGATTGGGTAAGCTCATGGGTTTATATGGGCAAAAAAGAATATGAGCCAGACCCTAATCTACAATTTAGTGAAGAAGATTATTCACGCCTAACAGAAGGCTTGCCAGAAGAGTACCATGATTATCTTGAAGATGCAGTGAGTATGCCTCATGCAGAAATGCTGAGAGAACGTGCGCTTCAGACTTATGATAATGAGCAGAAGTTAGCTTCATTGGGTTGGGGCGGTGTTGGCATACGTCTTGGCGTAGCTATAGCCGATCCAGTAGGCATAGGCGTCAGCATTGCCACAGAAGGTATCGCAGCACCAGCTATATGGGGAAACAAGATTACAAGGCTTGGACGGGCTGTTAGAGGGGCTACGGGTGCGGCGGCAACCAATGCCGCTATAGAAGCATACCTTGTTAGTCAGAACAGCGTGAAAGACCCGTATGACGTTTTATATGCGGCTAGTGCAGGGTTTTTGCTAGGCGGTGGTATAGGCGCAATAGCTGGTGGCAAAACTGACGAGTTGTTTGATGGGGCTATGGCTAACCTGGCTAGACACGCAAATGATGCTCAAGCACAAGAGATGTCACAGGCCATCAACAACAGGGTTGTAAGCAATAATGCAGATGAGGCATCAAGAAGTGTAGGGGCGGCAGAGAATTCAGATTCTCGTTCTGTGCAAATACCAGATGTGCGTTCAGACATGGATAACTTTCTTGATAGAGCCGGAGACCCAGCAGAGGCATCTAATGCTTTGTTTGGGTTTGAGTTGCCAAAAGGCGTAAGTAAGTTTTCACGTTTTGATATGGTGGGGTATCTTCTTAATTCACCTAATCGTATTGGTAATTATCTGGGCAGAATACTTGGTGAAGATGCTGTTGGCTTTAGAAAAGACGGCACAACGGTTATAGAAGATACAGCAGACTTGTTTAAAACAAACATCTTCAAGTCATCTTTGGCACGTTATTATCAGGTCTATGACACGGCTTATAAAGATTGGGCTAAGTCACAGGGATTTGGGTTTTTCAAGCGCAGTCTGAATTTGCCACGCAGACAGTTTGGTGAGTTAGTAGCGGATGCTATAGAAAACCCTAATTCGCCTTTTGCAGAGCCAATTCGTAGGGCTGCTGCACGACAGGCAGAAATACAGCGAGACTTGTTGCGTGACTTGAAAGAAGCTGGCGTTGAGGGATTTGAGAGCATACCAGAAAACCTAGCTTACTTCTCACATCTTTGGGACAGTTTTAAATATAGCAATGCAATCAGTGCTTATGGAAAAGATAAAGTTGTAGGTCTTCTTGCCAACGGCTTGATTAGAGGCACAGACAATATGCCAGTAGAACTAGCAGAGAAAATTGCTGATGGCATGGTTAAAAAACTGCAACGCAGTGCTGCTGGCTTAGATGCTGGGGCAGCAAGGTTGTTTACCACAGATCAAAGAGATGTAATGAGGTCAATTCTTATTGACGAAGATTACATGACTGAGCCTGAAGCAGACAGATTGCTTGCCTTGTTTGATGTTACACCTGATGGCACTCCGGCGAGAGCAAGAGCAAGGCTGCGTTTTGACATGAACACTGAAAGGGTGGTTGTTAACAAGCAAGGCAAAGAAGAAATACTAAGACTTAAAGACTTGCAAGACAGAGATGCAGAGCAAGTGTTTACAGGTTATGTGTCTCAAATGTCTGGGCGTATTGGGCTAGGCAAAGTGGGGATTAAATCAGAACGTGAGTTCAATCAACTTCTTGACAGAAACTTAGCAGAGGCTTTTGACAGAGAAGGCACTGCTGGCAGGGCAAGAGCAGAAAAAGAAAACCTTGTCGCTCAAACTATGTTCAATATGATTATAGGCAGACGTGCGCCGTTGGCAGCGGATCCTTCCGGCATTTACGCAAGAAGCGCACGAATGGTACAAGATTATAACTTCATACGTTTGATGAACCAAGTGGGCTTTGCACAGGTTGCAGAACTAGGCAACGCTTTGAGCATCGGCGGTTTGCGTGGCCTTATACAAGCCATGCCTGAGATGCGTAGTATGTTACGCAGAGCCAGAAATGGTGAGATTGAAGATGATGTTATAAGAGATCTAGAGGCTTTCAACGGTGTAGGCTCTGACAGGCTGACTAATCAGGCTATGAACAGGGCAGATACCATTGGTGTATTTAGTGAAGGCAGGGGAGATTGGATAGACAAGGCTTTGTTTTTCTTAGCCCCAGCAAAGCGAATAACAGCAGATCTGTCAGGAATGGCCCCAATAACGCTAGGTTTGGAACGTGCGGCGGCGAGGGTAGCTGTTCAAACTATGACTGATTTAGCGTTTAAATCTAAGTCTTTGTCTAAAAAAAGATTGGCTGGTCTTGGGCTAGATGATGATATGGCAGATCGTGTATTTGCACAGATACGCAAAAACGCCAAAACAGAAAAGTCCACTGTTTTTCGCAACAGAAAGGTTAGGGCAATTAACCTTGCAAAATGGGATGACGCAGAGCGTAGTGCTTTTTTGGTAGCAATCTCACGCTGGACACGCAGAAGCATCCAGCAAAATGATGTTGGCAATTTGAATCTGTATATGACATCTACAATGGGGCAGATTATTACGCAGTTTCGCACATTCATGTTGGTGTCATGGGGTAAGCAGTTCTTGCATAATATGAAAGCAAATGATTGGAAGGGCTACTCTGCAATGATGGGGTCAATGTTTTTTGCCTCATTGTCATATATGGCTCAAACACAACTTAATGCACAGTTTAGAGAAGACAAAGAAGAGTTTTTGAAAGAAAGGTTGTCCGTAGAAGCAATAGGAAAAGCTGGTTTTCAGCGTAGTTCTTGGGCTTCTTTGTTTCCAGCTTTAGTTGATACAGGGTCAGGATTTTTTACGGATGATCCTATATTTGCGTATAGAAGCACAGGGTTAGATACTAACCTGGTTAGTGGTATTCCTACAGTGCAACTGTTAAGCAAAGGCTTGGCAACGGCACAAGCGGCATCACGTTCTATAGTCAACCCAGATTTGCAATGGTCACAAGGCCAGCAACGTGCAGCAAATACTTTAATCCCACTGCAAAACGCTATAGGTATTCGTAATGCTTTGAACAAATTAGTAGAGATGCAACCCAAGTATTCCACAATGGAGTAATTTTTGATATGATAGGGCAACGCTGGAGAATGAAATGACAGTTAGCAGCACCACCACTAGAAATAGCTATACTGGCAATGGCTCAACCACAGTCTTTGCCTATGGCTTCAAGATCTTTGATGATGACGATATTACAGTTATCTTGAGGACTACTGCTACTGGTGTGGAAACAGTGCAAACTAAAACTACGCATTATTCTGTTTCCGGCGTGGGCAGTGCAAGTGGTGGCAATATTACGTTTGGTACTGCGCCTACATCTGCACAGACTGTCGTGTTGCTAAGACAAACAGCGCAAACACAGACTACTGATTATACCCCCAATGATCCGTTCCCAGCATCATCACATGAAGATGCGCTAGATAAACTGACTTTGCTTGCACAGGATCAGCAAGACGAGTTAAACCGTGCGATCAAACTGTCACGCACAAACACTATGACATCTACAGAGTTTACTGTTGGGTCT